CGTAGCCGGAGCCGGAGCCGGAGCCGGAGCCGTAGCCGGAGCCGTCGCCGTAATTTACTGCTAAAAACGCCTTGATTTTGTCCTCGTTCATCGCTTCCACTCCCTGACCGCCTCGATAGATGCCACAGCGGCCTCCGTACAGAGCAGCACCTGAATAACGCCCATCAGTTCCATCTCCGGCACCGTCACCGTGAACTTGCAGTCGCCCGGTTTTTTTGTCCCCTCCATCGCAAGCTGCTCTACAGAGCAAGCACCGTCCCAATACCACAGCTTGCGCACATTGATCATTGTCACCTCATCGCCCCGGCGCTCCTTGATCTCGCCGAAAAACACGCCTGCGCGGTCACACCGCACGATGTACTTCTGGTTGCTCTCTGCCTTCTTGTTCATGTTCTTTTCCTCCATAATTTTTGATTTTATAAGGCTTGTTAGCCCACATTTCTCATTTTCAGCGCCGTGTACAGCAGCCAATCCTGCGTACCTCTGCGCTTGCCGTCCATAAAAATCCGGTCGTCCCGGCTCAAATGCTGCTTGCCCATGTCAATACCTCACTCCGATGTAGTCCAGCACCCGCGCATAGCCAAGGCCGTCTTTCGTGGGCTTCCACAGCCCATCCGTGTCGAACGCACCACCGCCGATGCAGAACTGGTAGTGCTTCGGGTGCGTCAGTTTCATGCGTTCAAAGCGGTTGACGCCCTTTTCGAGGTGCGCACCGAACGCGCAGAACATACAGCCCGTGCGTTGGCAGCCCGTGCAGTGCAGCGGGCAGTCCACCAGCGTCGCATCGTAGTCGTTCTCGCCGTCGCTGGCTACGATGTCGCCGTACACGCTGGAGTAGGGAAGCTGGCGGTCTATGATGAAGCGCAGCACATCCTGCTCCATCCAGAAACTCATGGGCTTAGATAAGGGACGCCTTCCCTCAAAAGTGTTGCAGCCGGTTTCGCGCCATTTTTGCATACGCAGCAGACTTTCCTCTGCCATTGTTGCCGTCGTGGGTTTGACATTCGCTCGGTGCTCATAGCTCTTTGACGGGGACTTTTTCATAATTCCACAGCACCTGTCGGAGATAAGAAACGGCGCCGTAAGTAAATACCCCCACTTTTCGCAGTTGTACATACTCTTTTCCCCATCGGCGCGTAAGACTTCCCCACGCAATAGCTTCATACTTCGGCTATCTGGTGAACGCCGCGCGGTTTCTATCCGGTGCGCTACGTCTTTACCGATAATGCTGTACCCGTACTTCGTCACCACCTGCCGAATGTTCATCTTCGGGCGCAGACGGTGGAGGTTGACAGTCACGCGGGGAAACTCCTTCCGCAGCCACGCGGCGTACTCATTCACGAACTTCTGAATTTCAGGGTATTCCAACCCAGTGTTCACAAACACCAGATTCAGCTCCCAGGGCGGTGTCCTGAAACTCGACAGGTACCGCGCCGCCAGATACGCCAGCACCGTGCTGTCCTTGCCACCGGAAAAGCTGACATAGCACCTCCCACCCCATGCGGTGTACCATTCGTCCAGCTTTTCGTAGGTCAGTATCTCCTTGTCCTGCATGTCCAGCGCCATCAGTTTCCTTGCCGCCTCATTCGTCAGCGGCTGGTTTGTGCGCTCCACGTCACACCTCCCGTATAGCAAACCCGTACCTACTGCGGAACAGCTTTGCTTTCATGGCATACTCGCGGGTACGCATCCCCTTCACGTCCTCCACCACCGGCAGCCAGTACCGCTGGCCGTAGCTGTCAGGAGCCGTTCTGCGCTCGTACACGAAGTCCGCGATGTAGTCGATACTTTTCACCCGTTCGCCCTCAAACGTCGTGTACGCCTCTTGCAAGCAGTACCGCACCTGCAATTTCAGCCCACGTATCTCCCCGGCCTTTTGCAACAGCATCAAAGCGTCGTAGCGCTCCGCCTCTTTCTTGCTGTCAAAGGTAAGCTTGCCGCGCTTTGTCTTCTGCGCCTTGTATTTGCTTCTCTTTGCTTCCGTTTGCAAATTCTGCAAAATCTGCTTCTGCGCCGCAGGACTAAGCCGCGCCAGATCATCACTTTTCAAGCCCATTCTCCAGTCCTCTTTTCTCCAATCCTCGTTTGTTCATCGTGTACCGCAGCCTTGCGGTCTGCTTCTTCTGCTCGCCGCAGCGGTCGCAGGTTCCGGACGCCCAGATATACGGGTCGGGGGCAAATATGTACTCCGGCCACATAGCCCGCACACAGTCGGCGCACAGCCTGCCGGACGCGATCTCCCATGCGCCGTCGTTCATGGCTTCGCCCCCCTGATGTACTTGCCCATCCAGGCATCACGCACGCCGTCGGTCTTGCCGACCGGCGCAGCAAGGGCATGTCCCCATCGTTCCCACTTCTCAGCATTTCGGCAAGCCGCTTTCCAGTCTTTCATGGGGGTCTTGCCAACCATCCAGCCCTTCGCTTCGTAGAAGTCGATAAAGCCTTGCGGGTCTACCGCCGAATGGCGTTCAGCCACGTAGGACTGAACCTCTGCCAGTGTGGGTGGGGTAAAGCGCTTCGCGCGCGTGCTCCCACCGTCAGGTGGGAATAAGTCTTTGTCTTTTTCTTTGTCTTTGTCTTCTTTCTTTGTCTTAGTAGGCTTGAGGTCATTTGCGTTTGCTTCGGTTTGCTTGATTTTGCTTGAACTTGCTTGCGTTTGCTTGCCACCCTTCGTCCCGTTCCTTGCCCGTTCAGCGGAAAGCTCATAGTCCCTGTCCAACATAGTCCGGAACACCGGAAACAGTATGCTTTCCGCACCATCCAACTCCGGCGGAATGCCCGTTCTTGCGTACTCCAGAATGGCGATAAAAAGGCGGCCTCGCTCTGCATCGGACAGCGCCGCTGTCTGTTCTATCCAGTCATAGTAGGCTTTCACGTAGCACTTGCCCATAGGTCTCACTCCTTCGGCGACACGCCTATGACGTATACCCCGCGCTCCTTGTCCAACCGCACATCGCCTGTGTAGTTCTCCAGTGCCTTACTCACAAGGTTGGCGGGTACCTCCAGATGCCAGCCCCACAGCGTGTCGCAGTCCTCCCGTTTCTCTCCGAAGGTAATGGCACAGGCCACATAGTGCGCCGTGATGGCCTTCCTGTAGTCCTGCACGGCACCGGTCAGCTCTGCCAAGTGCTGCCGCTGCCGCTGCACCACGTTCTGCAAATGCGTGTTCTGCCGCCGCAATGCCTTTATCTCGTCCTGCATCTTGCCCATTCACGTCACCCCCTTAGAAAGGCAGATCGCTGTCGTCCTCGTCCATCTCCACGAACTGGCTCTTGCCGTCCGTCCGGGGCGGCATACCGTGCCCGTCCTCGTTCTTGCCGCAGAAGTGGACACGATCGACTGTCATCTCCGTCACGCTGCGGTCATTGCCGTTCTTGTCCTGGTATTCGCGGGTGGACAGCTTGCCCTCCAGAAGGATTTCCTTGCCCTTGTACCAGTATTTGCAGATCAACTCTGCCGTGTCCTGCCACGCCACGCAGTTCAGGAACAGCTTTGTCTCCCGGTCTTTGATGGTCTCGTTCCACCCCACGCGGAAGCTGCACACCGCCGTACCGTTGTTGGTTCTCCGCATCTCAGGATCCGCACAGAGCCGTCCCTGCAAAATCGTTCTGTTTACCATGTCAAATCTCCTTACAAATATGATTTCCCAAATTCTCGCCGGAAGTCCTCTTCCGTCCAGCCCTGCTCCTGCATGGCCTTTAGCTGACCGTACCGCCGCAGCCTGCGCATTTGTTCGCCGCTACGGTGTACTGCCGTCTTTCCGTTCCTGTGGCACCTGTTGCCGCACAGGTACACAACAAGGCCGTATTTCTCGCTCTTCTTGCGGTTTGCACCACCCAAAAGATGATGCTTCTCTAACGGATCGCTTGGGTCATTCCTGCCGCACAGGAAGCACCGCTTGTCCTCCATTGTTTACCACCGTCCCGTCCCATTCGTATTCCGGGCAGCTGTGTATGGCGTAGCTGTGCATGCAGTATTTGCCGCCGCCGCTTCCGTGAAATTTTACCGTCGGCGTGGTGTCCCATCCGGGCACCGGCTCCGGGTTCTTCTTCGTCCAGCTGCAATCGCCGTAGCACTTCTTGCATGTCCAACATGGCTGCATATTCATCGCCCCCATGTACTCACCTCTCCCCACCGGCTCACCAGCGCGTCCAGCTCTGCAGGTGTCATAGTCTCAATTCCTGCGATTTTGCAATCCTGCACAACGGCGTCTATCAACCGCGACATCTGCTCCGTGTCGTAGGTGCTGCTGCCGTACCATACTGTCACGGTCACGCAGCCCTTCAGCTTGCTTGGGAACGTCTCTGCCATCCAGCCGATCCCGTTCCGCTCCCATGCCCTGCAAAACGGCTCTGCCGCCTTTTCCCGCAGGCAAAGCACTTCGCTCACGCCTCCGATGTTCCGTATCTCCTGCCGGTACACCTCCTGCTTGGAAATGCCGTAGTGTGCCGCCAGCCTGTCCAGCAGCACCCAGCAATAGGCGTTGGCATCCAGGCTCCGGCCTTTGCCCTTGATGGTCACGTTGTACTCCTTGTCTGGCTTCAGCGCGTCGCACACGTCCATCGCGGTCTGCGGCGACTTCACACGAAGCGCCAGCCACGCGCCATCACTGTCCTGCTGCCACCTCGCGCCATCAACTGTCACCTGCTGCATAATTCTTCCTCCTTCGGCCAATGCCCTGTTCGTAGGCATTTTGCCAAATACCTAAGGCGAGGTAGGTAACACCCCTCGACCCACTCCGCGTCATAATCAACCTTGTGCTGTGTCAACCTGTTTTCGTCTATTAGCAGGAAAAAATTAAACAATTCATCTTCTGTAACGCGGTATGCCACGATCCTGCAAAATTTTCTCTTTCGGAACAATCCGCATCCGCTGGCAAACATCTCAACCTGGCACTGCTGCCAATACGCTTTCGTAACTTTGAATTCAGGTTTGCTATGCGTTTTCACTTCGGTAATGAGTTGTCTGCTTTCCCCGTCATAGTTCACGCGCAAACGTAGCGAACGAATGCGTATCTGCCTGTCTCGTGTCTTTACACGTAGCGCATCAAGTATCTTGTGCTCGTAAGCCGTGCCACACTGCATTGCCGGCGTGGCGAACCTGTCTTTTCTAACGCCCAGCTTCACCAGCCACCACCTTCGAAATGTATCTGTATTCCAGTTACCCATGATGGTGGCAGTGTCGCTTGCGCCAAACCACCCGCTTCTGTCGTGGTTACGTATCATAACTTACTCACAGCCTTTTCAAGCTTGTCCAGACTTGCAAAATAGCCCATCATCTTTGCAAGCTGTTTATCGTTAATGTCAAGTCCCCGAAGCAGCTCGCTGTGGTCAAGACCGTTTCGTTCTTTCATGGTGATTAGCCTTTCCAGTCTCTCCTTTATGGCAAAGATACTGTGACGGCTCAAATCGTCCTCACCATCGTCTCCGTCACCTTCTGCCCAAAGGTCAAACCCAAGTCCGGTGCGAACGGCAACGCCCTTAACGAAAGCTCTCGCCAGCGCGTTGTTTATGCGAAGCTGGTTCAACGTATCCTCATATACCACAAGGGATCCGTTCAGCAAAGGCATGTCGTAGAAAAACTCCAAATCGTCAATGTGGATTTCAACGGACACAAACCAGCATTCTGTAATCCTTCCTTTACTGGTAGTAATTTTGGCCTGCGGCCACAGGTATGTATTCGTTTCCGGGCACCTCCGAGGGGCATACCACACGCTGGATGCTCCGTTTTCGTGGAGCAACTTGGCGCACTTTGCCCAGCTCAAATAAGGGGCCTTGATAACATTACCCTTCTCGTCCTTTGCGTCGCGAAAATCGCAAAACGGCTTTACATCCACCTGTATCAACTCGTCAAAAGATTTCAGCATTATTCTTCCGCCTTTCCCACATACTCACTGCCGCAATACGGGCATTGGTATTCTGTTATTTCCTCGCCGACCTCGCCGTCCGGGTAATGTTTGTAGGTACACATGGCCGGGTTTTCAAACTCCGCACCACAATCATCGCAGATGTACAAAACGCCTGTGTCTCTGCGCTCCCATCTTTTCTTTTTAACTCGCATCACACCGGCCTCCCAGCCGCTTTCAGCACGTCCCGCATAGGCTTCCGTGCCTTGAGAATAGACATCGCCCGCGCCGTCTCCCGCCTGTATTGCCGCCACAGGTCGCTCAACTCGTCGCTCTGGTAATATCCGTCCCCGTCGTTGCAGATCATCAAGCCCTGCATCTTGGCTTCCGCCACGGCCTTTCGCATCTTCCGGTCGGTGGTGTGCAGCGCCGCCGCCAGATCCTCGCGGCTGATGGCATTCCTGCGCCCGCTGGGTATCAGACCGGCGATCCGTTCCGTCTCCGCCGTTCGCTGGGGAATGTCGGCTTTCTCATCCTCGCCGAACAAATACGCCCTGCTTGTCCGCAGCGCCGCCTCCAGCGCTGTCATGACCTCCTCTGTGGGCAGGCACGCGCCGTTTTCAAACCGGCTCACCATGCTCACGTCCATCCGTGGGTCTGCCAGCTTCAGAATGCCGCTGACCGCCTCCTGCGTCAGCCCCAGCTCCAGCCGCCTCTCCTTCAATCGGTTCATTCCTATACCTCCACCCATTGGCCGTTCTTAACGGTGTACCACACGCCGGGTTTCAGCGTTTCACCATCCACGATGCCAGCAAGGATGGCGACGATCTCTCCATTATCCCTACGCTCTACGCAGACAATAGCGTTTCCGATATCGCCCATAACGCGGCCAAAAAAGCCGGTTGTCATAGCCACACAGTATTCGCCGGTGGCAGATGCTGCGCCCCTCCAGCCGGTGGCAGATGCTGCGCCCCTCATGCCGGTGGCAGATGCTGCGCCCCTCCAGCCGGTGGCAGATGCTGCGCCACTATCGCCGGTGGCAGATGCTGCGCCACTATCGCCGGTGGCAGATGCTGCGCCCCTCACGCCGGTGGCAGATGCTGCGCCCCTCATGCCGGTGGCAGATGCTGCGCCCCTCCAGCCGGTGGCAGATGCTGCGCCACTATCGCCGGTGGCAGATGCTGCGCCACTATCGCCGGTGGCAGATGCTGCGCCCCTCACGCCGGTGGCGTGGTTTTTCTTTTCAGCGTCTGCCTTTTTGATGGCGTTGTCAAAGTCGCACTGCGCCTTGACGTACTCCACTTGCGCCTTGACCAACCCCGGAATACCGATCTCCGCGCTTAATGTCAGCTTCTTGCCGACGCGCTTCGTGTCATCGCTGCGCTTCTTACTGCTGGCATCCTCCAGCTCCGCTTCAAAATACCGGGAGCCATCACCGGGAGCGTAATAGCCCAGCACATCCAGCGGCATCTCACAGGCATGAAGCCCTTTCCTGCACAGTTCAATGTCGCCCTCGACCTCTGCCGTCTTGCCGAGTTCATACTGGAATCCACGGCATTTCATGTCCTTGTCTGTTGCCTTATAGACCTTCATCTTCCATCCCTCTTTCTTATCGCCTTTTTGGCGCTCTCGCGCCTTGCGATGTTCATGCTATAAAAGTCGCCCTCGCTGTACGCTGCGTACCGCTTTGCCTTGTCGGTCTGAACATCCTGTAAATACCCAGCATAGTCATCGCACTGGCCGTGACACTTCGCGTGCCTGCGCTGGCAGCCCTTGCAGGGCGGAGCCGTCCGGTTCACAAGCCCAATCATTCCCACTTCACCATCGCTTTCACCACACCGGCCTGCGCCGCGTCCTCATGGCTCATCAGCACGTCCACCGTGTAGCCGTACACCCCTGTGTCTGCCGCTATGTAAGGCTTACCGTCCAGCGTCACGGTGCTGCCCAGCGGGATGATGTCCGGGTCTACCGCCACCGCCTCGCCGATGTCCACCCACAGGCCGGATGCCGTCAGCACCTTGCCGTCCCGCTGGTTCATGTGGGCGTAGGGCGTACAGCACGCGCAATAACCGGTGATGTCGCATACCAGCACGTTCTCCGCCTCCGGCGAAGTTATGGGCAAAATTGTCCGTGACTGCACCACGTCCTCCTCCACCTCCGGCAGCGTCAGGCACCACGCCAGAAACGCCAGCAGCATCACCCACAGGACGATTGCCACCGCCCACAGCCGCCTGCGCCATCTTCTGGTGCGGCACATCCGGGAGTATTCCCGCGCCCGCCTGTTCCGCTCTCTCATCGCCCCAGCGCCTCCACGCCCTTGACGATAGCCCAGCTCAGCCACGCCGCGCCGATAAACGCCAGCGTCCATGCAAACCAACTCATGTCGTTTCCTCCTGTCGAATGTATTCGACCTCGATAATTTCCATTCCGTTCTGCCGTGCCCATAACATCACGGCAATTTCAGCGCACGTCATAATCTCTTGCCTTTCCTCTGCGGTCGTGATATACTATCCGCAGAACATTTTGGTAGATGTTTCGGAGACGCCCTGTCCAGTGCCGCAACCACTGGGCGGGGCTTTTTCTTACCCCTGCGGGCGGTCACACATCATATCCTTAACTGTCACGCCGTAGTGCTTCGCTACCAGCTTCGCGTGCTTCGGGTGCGGCTTGATGCCGTTCTTCCAGTTCGTAATGGACGTCTGATGTACGCCGATAGCCTTTGCCAGTCGGTAACTCGTCTCGCCGTGTTCCTCCTGCAACCGTGCGAGGTTTTCACCAAATCCCAAAATATCACCTCCAAAGTTAGATTATTTTCTTGACAAATTAGAGTATTTGTGATAGTTTGGTTTTGCTACAAACTTTCCTATCACGCCAGCCCTATTTATCGGGGTGGTGCAGGTTTTTGCTGCCTGTCCACGATGACAATTATACCCTAACTTAGGGCATCTGTCAACCGAATTTAGGGCGTCAAAATGCACTAAATTAGGGTTCTGTTTTTATGAGTTTTACCGATAATTTTAACTACGCTTTAGAGCAGCGCGAATATTCTGCGTACAGATTTGCAAAAATTATAGGAGTAAACGGTCAATCTGTCGCAAACTGGAAAGCGGGCACTGTAATTCCGCACCCTAAAACGCGCCAAAAGATAGCCGAGCATTTCGGCATCACGCTTGCGGAGCTGGACGGGGATGAACTGCCCGTCCTGCCGCCGGAGAGCACAAAAAAAGCCCCCGCCGCAAAGGGCGAGGACGAAGCAAAGCTTGCACAATTTGTAGACGGCTTTATGCGCCTTACTCCTCAACAAAAGGATACTGTGCTTGCTCTAATAAAAGGCTTTCTACAAGATTAAGCATAACGTCTTTTTGCTCCGGGGTTAGCATCATAAAAAGTGCGGCGGCCATTTTTGCTTGGTTGTCCATCTCTTATCCTCCATTAACTTGACTTAACGTAATTTGAGCTTACAATAATAAGTAGTGCTTACGTCTATACTTGCCGGCAGGCTTAGTGTTGCCCTTTTGTGGGCAACACCTCAAAAAAATATTTCAGGGGGATGTGTTTTTATGTGGGTCTTAAGCAAATAGCCCCGCTGCTCCCGCAACGGACAGCGGGGCTATTCTCGCCGGTGGCCTCCTGACTTTCCGGCTGCACGTTCACACTAACAAATCAGGGTTTGGCAGGGCAATACCAAATTCGGATAATTACCGTTTGCGGCAAACCAGAATTAGGATTCTCCTGCCCGAAAAAGGAGTAAAAGGGGAAAATGGTAAAAACGTTGCAGGATTTATGCAGAGACGCAAAAGACCGACAGAATTTAACAATACAAGATTTATCCGACATGACGGACATCTCAGCATCAACCATAAGCAATTTTTTCTCCGCATCGTCAAAGGAGCCAAGCGTGTACAAAATGGGTTTAATTTGCGCCGCGCTTGGCGTTTCAATGGATGAATATTTCGGGGTTGAAAAAGAAGTGACAACGGAAGATCAATTGACGAAAGCCAATGAACAGCTGAAGCATCAAAAGCAGCTGCATGATGCCGATGTGCAGATAGCCCATCTTGAGGGCAGCATGGAGCAGATGGCAAAAACTATTAACTACCATCGCAAGAAATCGCGGGACACAAAATTTGCTATTTATGGCCTTACGTTTTTGTGCGCCATATTTATGGCTGTTATCGTGGGATATATCTTTTTTGACTACCGTATCCCCCACCAGGGGCTTATTCAGGGCGGAGAGGCCAGCATATTCGCATGGATCGTCTTTTTGCTGCTTGCGGTCGGTATTGGCTTTTTTGCCGCTATTTTGATGATGTATTTTCGCTATGCAAAAAAGTATACATTGTCGCCAGATAAGGGAGGAGATGAACAATGAATGTAGTATTGCGGGCAGCATTATACCCGCGTGTGTCCACAGAAGAACAGAAAAAGTTTGGCCTGTCTATTCACGATCAGCAGAACGACCTCGAAGAATACGCCAAAGCCCACAATATGAAGGTGGTAGGCGTTTTCCAGGATGCCGGGTTTTCCGCCAGAAAGAAGATTGAAAAGCGTCCCGCCATGCTTCAACTGCTGGAAGCCGTAAAGCATGATGAGGTAGACATTATTCTTGTCACAAAGCTGGACCGGTGGTTTCGTAACATCGGCGAGTATTACAAAGTGCAAGAAATCCTTGAAGCCCACAACGTGTCGTGGAAAACGATTTATGAGGACTACGACACGTCTACAGCCGCAGGCCGGTTGAAGATTAACATTATGCTTTCCGTAGCACAGGACGAAGCTGACCGCGCCAGTGAACGCATAAAAAAAGTGCTTGATGCAAAAAAAGATCGAAATGAGGTTTGCACCGGTCATCTTCCTAAAGGCTATAAAAAAGAGGGTAAGTTTGCGGTTATAGACAAAAAAGCAGAGCCGATAATGCGCAGATTTTTTTCAACCTTCCTTGAAACCGGCGCAATAACAAAGGCGATGGATGCTGTGCCTGAATTAAATCTCAACTATAAAACCGCAAGCGCGATACTGAATAACACCGCTTATATGGGCAAATGGAACGGCCTTACGCTGCCGCCGTACCTAACACAACAGGAATTTCAAAGGGTACAAGAATTAAGGCGGCGAGTTACAAGAAAATCACCGTATAACCGCATCTATTTATTCTCGGGGCTTATCGTGTGCGGCGAGTGTGGGAGAAGAATGACAGGACACCCTACCACATTAAAAGATGGCACGTGTGTTTACAAATATCTTTGCCAGGGCGCGAAGCAAAGAAGGGGGTGTGACAATGGCTTAGTTGTTCGCGAACAAGACATAGAAAATTATTTTATGTCCTCCATTGACGAACAGATCCAGATCAAACTAAAAGCTAAAGCCCAGCACGCGCCCAAAATTAACACCGACGCGCAAATTAAAGCTATACAAAAAAAGCTTGCCAAACTGTCTGAGTTGTATATAGATGACATGATCTCAAAGCCAGACTACTCTAAAAAGTACGCAGAGCTGACGGAGCAAGTAGAGGCACTTAAACAAACACAAGTACAAAGCCGCGCTCCGGAAGAAGTCGCGGACTTGTTCGCCCCCGGCTGGCAAGACATTTATAAAAATCTTACCCGCGAGAACAAACGGGCTTTTTGGAAACTCAAAATAAAAGAAATCCGGCTATACAAAGACAGCCGGATTGAATTCGATTTTCTCTAAAAACTTAGTTAGACGTAACCTGACGGTTGCGTCCAACTAAGTACACGGCAATATCCCCCGCCAAAACAGGCGGGGGATACTTTATCCTCGCATCTTTCGCATCACGTTATCATACATTCGCGCATTGGTTACTTTCAGCGCATCCATCAACTCGTCCACTATGGCCCACGCCTGTTCCGGCGCGCGGGATGATACCGCTTGCATGAAGTCACTGTCACCGTCTACCACATCAGGAGCCGGTGCGCTGGAATACATAGCCACCGGTGCAGGGTTTCTCTGCCCTTCGTGCTGTTTTTGTATAATGTACAGCGCAGCCAACTTCTCGTAGTTCGACCAGCTTGACTGTTCCGTTTCCAGTCTGGCTATCCAGGCTTTAAGTTCCTTTTCGTCGATCAAGGGGAACTACCCCCTCTCAGCCCTCCACGGCATCCATACACCGCTGAATGGCGTTGCGGATGGTATCATCATCCGCATTGTCCAGCATCTCTTGCAGCTGGCGCTTCATGTCATCTTTTGCGCCGTCGCGGCTATAATGGCCGCGCACATAATGGGTGCCACGTCGTGCGTAGGAGCTGCCGCCGCCGTAGCTGTCGCGGGAATACCTGCGCTGGGAATAGTCTCCGTCGCGGGAGTAACGCCGCTGGGAATAGTCGCCGTCACGGCTGTACCCTTCATCTTCCATCAGATCGATCTTGTCGATGTTCTTGATGGTGCTTACCAGCTTATGCGCGATGTCCAGATCCCCAGCGCCCAGCTCTCCTTTGTGGGCGATCTCGTCAAGCTCCTTGCAGAGCATATCACGCAGGTCGTACATTGCTTTCATACTCATAGTTTGCTCCTTTCAGCTTACGCGGTCAACGGTCAAGTTGGAGTTAGCGAAATTGATTGCCTGTGTACTTGTGTTCTCCATAGCCACAGTCAGGCAACAGCCCTTCGGCACCTCCACAATGGCGCTGACATAAATGTTGAAATAGTTTTCCACGGCGGCGGGGGTAACGGTCGCCACGGCACTGGTCAGCGGTTCCCCGTTGATAGCCAGCGCGGCGGTGATAGCTCCCACCGTGCCGCCGGTAGGGATAGCGATGTTGCCGCCAAACGCCACGCGAAAACGTGCCTTGCACTGGTTTGTCAACCCGCGCAAAGTTACGATACCTGCTCCGGCTCGATGCACGATGCACGGCTTGTTGTTGACCGCAGTTTCCGTCAGGGGAACGTTCTGCCCAGCAGCAACGGTCTGAATTGCCGCAGAAGTAAATTCTGCCATTAAAATCATTCCTTTCTCAGTTAAAATAAGCGGCGGAGCTATTGCCCCGCCGCGTTGGTGTCAGTATCAGCACGGGGCTGAACAGTTCGGAAATTCCGAACAGCTGGTGCTATGCAGTTGTCAGCAGCCGCAGCCGGTTCCGCATCCGCCATAGCTGCTGCCCGCCCAAGGATTACAAGTGATGTAAGCTGGGGTGGGGCAAGGACGCAGCTGGGAGATCAGGTAGTTGTTTTGCGCAGCCTGAGAAGCGGCAAGGCGCAGCTCCTGATTGGCACTTTCCAGATCGCGCATCTTGCTCTGGGTCAGGAAGTCCAGGATAGCGCGGCTATTCTGGTTCTGGTTGTCGATGATGTCACGCGCAGCGGTGTTGACCGTGTTGCGGGTGTCGCAAGCCTGCGTCGCCATGTCGTACCGCACCTGGGCGATAGCCGCCCGGTTCTCGCAGCAGCACTCCTGGTTCTGCATCTGCATGGCGGTGAGCTGCTGCATCAGCGCCGCCTGCTGGTTGCTGCGGGAAAGCTCGGCCTGTGCAAAGCCGTTTGCCATCGCCATGTTGGTGCCGTTGACAAGCTGCGCCTGCTGGTAAAATCCGTCGCAAAGGCCCTGATTTACGCTGTCGATCTTGCGCTCGATGTTGGCAAAATCAGAGGTCAGGACATAACCGTCCATCACGCCGTTGCCGCCGCCACCGAAACCAAAGCCGTTACCCCAGCCGCCGAACGCAGCGAAAATGAGGAACAGCACGATCCACCACGCGCCATCTCCGCCCCAGCCGAAGCCGTTACCGTTGCCGGTGTTGGCAGGAGCCACAGGCATAGTCAGCATGGTGCCGTCAGAGGAAAGAGACATAGTATCACTCCTTTTGAAAAAATATTTATATCAAACCGTGGCCACGATTTTGATTACTTGAAAAGCCCCTGAAATTGGTTTGCCATTGACTGTATCTTGTTCAGTTGGTCTTGTGAGATCCTGCCGCTTTGCAGCATCTTCTCTACTTCCGCTTTTGGGTCGCCTTTAAAGCTCGCTTTGAATTGCTTAAACTGCTGTAACAGATGGGGAAAGCCGCTCATCGACCCCGGCATCTGTCCGCCACCTAACGCATTGAAAAACGGATTGTTACTCATCGTCCTCTTCCTCCTCCACCTTGCGCTTCTTCTTGCCCTTTATTTCGCCCACAAGCGCCGCCAGCGCGTCGAACTCCTTACGGGTCACATATTCCGGGGCGGGAGCTTTCTGCGCATCAGGAGCGCTTGCAAGGCGTTCTACAAGGTCATACGTCTTAAGGGTCGGCTTGCCGCTTGCATCGGCCTGTTTAAGGTACACCACGGGAGCCGTGCTGTCCCACAGCGCAATGGCGGAGTTGGGAGCAATCAGCCAATTCTCCGCCTCCGGCCTACCAGCTACCCACTGTACGCCGCCCTGCGCCACCGGGTTCTGCATGGGTGGAATTTGCGGTATCTGCGGCGGCATGGTCTGCATCTGCTGCTGCCGAAGCTGGGCAAGGTTGTCCTGCATTGGCTGCGGGTAATAAGGGTTGAAATACGGGTTAAATGCCATAGTTACGCCTCACTTTCTTTTTGCCAGTAATACAAAACAATTTCGTTTTCGCTGTTCCAGCTGTCATAGATCACGCCGTCCTGTACGCACACGACGTGCCCGGATAGCGCAAGGATAAACGTTCCCTCCGGGTGTTCATCGGCGAACCTACCGACTGTGTAGCAATCCGGGCAAGTATCCGGCACCATGTACCGCCTGTAGCCTATCCGCCGCAGATACGCACCCCACACCGCGTTGGCAGACGGCATATCCCCTTCCAAATACCCCTGCACTGCCATAGCAAGGTACGTTTCGCCCCACTCTTTCCCGGTGGCTTTTGAAATAGCCCGAACAGTGCAGTCTCCCACATTTTTCCCGTGGGGGTTTTCGTTGAAGTAGCTATACATGCGCCGCCACTATTTCTATCACCCGCACATAGGCTTTCAGCCCCGGAAGGTCATCCTGATACGCCCAAATGATGTCCTCCGCCATCTGCTGGGTAAATCCCAACGACACCAACTTTTCGACCATGCAAGCACCTCCGTTTCTTGCAATAAGCGTAACAAAAAACTGCCACCGCAAAGGGGCAGTTAAAGGTCAGAAAAAGGCCGTTAATTTGCGAAATATTTACTTGTACAATACCGCAGAAACGATGTATAATAAAATCAGCCACCCCGGAATACTCCCGGCTGGCATCTTCTCCATTTTTATACGCCTGGTTTTCACCTACCGGGCGCAAGCAAAGAAGCCGCACCTTTTCAGGTGTGGCTTCTTTCTTCGTCTGCAAACTTTTGATACGCTCTTCTGCGGTACCGCTTTACCGTTTCCGGAGAAACATTCAGCAGGAACGCAGTTTCGCAATAGCTCTTCCGCTTTACGTCACATTCAATAACGCACACCGCTTCGTCAGGCGGTAGCTGTACGCTCATCACATACGCAATAGCCCGCTTTGGTGCCATGCTCTGCAACCTGCGCCGTATCTGCTTGTGGTAGCTGTCCATAACACGGTTATAGCCGTGAGCTTGCGGGACTTTACGCCGGGGAAAGAGGCGGCTTGTCGTAGCTCTTTCCCGCCCAGCAGATTTATTTTACTTCACGATCTCCCACGTGCCGGACGTTCCTGTGCTGTTCATGATCTTCACCAGCAGCTCGCCGGGGGTCATAGGCTCCAACGGCTCCGCAGGCTTCGTTTCTTCTACATACGGAATACCGAACCACTCACACAGTCCCTTGGCCGCGCTCTCGGCGATCTCCTTCATGTGGGTGTGGAACCATGTGATGTCTGACAGGTTGTCGTGGAAGGCGTGCTCCTCGTAAAAGGAGACAGCCTTCGGCACACGCAGCTCGTACAGGCCGCTCCGCGCCACCAGCTTCACCGTGCGCGGGTAAATCTGCTTCCGGTACTTCACCATAATCTCGCCCAGCTTCTTGCCGTTCTTCGAGTAGGTGTAGTACATAGGGAAGCAACCCCGGGAGTTGCCCTTGCCGTCTGCGCTGCCGTTGGTGTGACTGACGTAATGCACGTCCGCGCCCCACGCGTCGCTCTCCCGTACGTTCTGCTTCATGATGGCGTTGCCGTTGTCGCCGTTCATGGGTGTACGCCGGTAGCCGCGCTTCGTCTCGATGCCGCAGCGGTTCAGGATCGGCTCAAGGATGTCGATGTACTCGTTGTTCTCCAGTGCCTCGTAGCACTGTTTCCCGTCCGGGCGGGGATATACACAGGGGTTTGCCATGTGCATAGCCGGGGACAGGTAGACCTTCGGGGCGGCCATTTACATAGCCTCCTCGTGGTTGGTAGACTTCATCTGCTTAAAAATCTGATTAACGCCCGTTGCGGTCAGGCCGGACATAATGCCCACGGCGACCGCCGTGAAATAGTCCTCGGCGGGGAAATCCGGCATGTGGAACGCCAGTGCCAGCGCACCGATGATGCCGCCGCACACACCACAGATGATGGGGATCCACTTGCTGTCCAGCGCCGTGGCCTTCACGATCATGCCGATCAGATAGCAGATGACGATGATAGCGGCAACAGTTGCCACTCCGATAGTGTTGATGTCCATAGTTTTCTTCCTTTCCGCGGCTCACGGCCGCACACAAAATGGTTGTTTCCTACTTCGCCTCCAGGTCGGCGATGCGATGATTGATGACCTTGATCTGCTCCTCCACCACCGGCATTCGGCGGGCGTAGTTGTTGTGCTCCCGCACCTCCCGCGCCAGCTCCTCCAGTTTCGTCTCCGTGACGGCCTGCTGTTTGCTGTTGGCGATCAGTACGCCCATCAGCGTCAGCCCCCCGGTGATGATGGCCACGATAATCGTCTCTGTCATAGGCAAGTTCCTTTCTCTCTCACATTAACCGTACCACGGCTCGCTACCGCCAGCGGTACGGCGATCTGCTGTACCCACGGTTCCATTCACTGCCGTCTCCTTTCTTTTTAATTCTCAGTATAATCGTAGACGATGGTGGCATTGCTCGCACCCCAAGGAGCATTTGCTACTTGCCCCTGCGACCACGGAACATAAATGGTAGACAGTTTTGTGCATCCGGAAAATACCCCATTTGGAATTGAGGATACCGTGCTCGTAAATCTAACCGTCTCCAATCCAGCACAATTGGCAAATGCATAATCTCCGATTGTAGTGAGTGCGGGGGGAAGGGTTATTGATGCGAGACCTGTACCCTGCCTAAATGCATAATCTCCAATTGAGATAAGTCCAGACGGGAAGGTCGTCAATGCTAATTTTGGGCAGTACTGAAATGCGGCTGTTGGTAATGAGGTAATTCCAGAGGGTAGGGTCGTCAATGCGAGCCTTGGGCAATTGTTGAATGCATACTGTCCGATTGATGTAATTCCAGAGGGTAGGGCCGTCAATGATAGTTGGCCACAATTTAGAAACGCAAAATCTCCGATTGAAGTAATCCCAGAAGGGAGACTTGTTAGTGCTACCCTTCCACAATTCCTAAATGTGTAATCTCCGATTGAGGTAACTTTAGAAGGGAGACTTGTCAATGCGAGACTTGAGCAATCCCTAAATGCCTGGTCTCCAATTGAGGTGATTCCAGAAGGGAGGCTTGTTAACGCTAGCTTTGAACAATCAGAGAATGCATAATCTCCGAGTGAGGTAATTCCGGGTGGGAGACTTGTCAATGATAGCTTTGAGCAGCGATAAAAACCATTATCACCAATTGCAATTACATTGTCTGGCATATCTACTGATGTCAATTCCGCCAAATAAGCGAATGCATACTCTGGAACAATTGTTCCTCGAAATTTAGCAGTAAACACTCTACCAGAACTGTCGAGGGACGTATACTCTATATAAGGGTCTGTCGGCGAACCTCCGCCACTTGCCACATTCACCGTCACATCTACCTTTTTCAGCGCATCATACGGCGCATCGGGTGTGACCGATACGGTGCCGTTGGAGGTGATGGTGAGAGCCTTGGTCTGCAAATTGCTTCCACCAGCATCAACGGGCTGCGCTTGAATTGCGGAGAGTTTGTATACAGGATCTTTCCTGACAGATAACCGAAGCTTAGTCATATCCTTCCTCCCGAATAAGACGTTCAACAGGTATCTGTTCCACTGCAGTAGCACGCTTGCCGCCGGTAGCAGTTGTCCACATTACCTGTATCAGGCAAGGCGCCGACACCAGCCGCATCGCGCTTTTGTAAGGTAATGTGCATACCAGTTTTCCGTCTTGAACATCGACTGGCAATTCAATATACACGCCACACTGCTTTTGCGATATTGCCAGCAAAATATTTGTCGCCCCGGTAAAGTCTACCGGTTCTGTTCCGTCTGTTACTTCCAGTTCCAGAACATTTTCCATTTTCTGAATCACGCGCACACCTCCTTTCACGTATCAACTGTATTGCTTTATCATAGGGCCAGCCCCAGATACCAGCCAGGCCGGAGTACAGCGCCGCAATAGCGGGCAGCACGATGGGAAAAAGCACTTCCTACACCCACGGTTCCATTCGCCGCGTTCTCCTCTCAAATTATTTTTGCACCTCGACACCCTTCGCCCGTTTCTGACACGCCTCCTGTGCTATCCTGCTTGCAGAAAGGAGGTGTTTCCATGCCCGAGTATTTCACCCTGTTCAACGCCGTCACCGATGCCATTGCCCAGCTTGAAAAGGCCGTTGCCGCACTCAAACAGGCACAGATCCGTGCCGAGGAAGCCTACATCCGGCGGGGGGAGTAATTCTCCCCGCCCCTTATTCTGCGTACACGCTCTCGATCAGCGCACACAGCTCCGTGTACTGCTCGTCCGTGATACGCCCCACGGCGTAAAACACGTCGCATTTCTGCTGCGCCTCCTCACGGGTCTTGTAGAACCGCTTGTTGATGAGCTTCGTCATGATGTTGTACATTGTCGTTCTCCTTCCTTAACCGATGTTGTCCATATCCACCTGATAGATAGTTTCCACAGCCTCGCCCAGCTGCTGCGTCAAACTGTCTATCTCGTTGTTGGCTTCTTCCAGTGCCGTCAGCACCTCTTTGCCGTCACGGTAGAACTTGCCCTCCGTGTACGTGTCGCCCATGCCCACTGGTCTGTCACCGGTGTACACGGCGGAGGGGAAGAACTGCTCGTTCCGCTTGTCCATTTCGATGATGTTGGTCACTGTGCCGTTTTCAACCAATGCGTATCTCACTTAATCACGCTCCTTTTGTCAGCGTCACAGGCCCCTCTCCGCTTACGATGTCGCCGAAAGAGGTCGTGCCGCCCTCGCTGCCTATCGCCACGTCGTAGGTGCCATCCAGCACCGCCGTGGCACTCTTGCCGTCTGCCGTGGTCACTGTTGCCGGGGTGGGTTTTTCAAAAGTCGCCTGTCCGCTTTCCAGCAGCACAACGCTCCCATCGTCCCTCATGCTGTGCCTTGCCGTGTAGCTGACCGGGAAGTACACCGTCCCCCCGCTGATGCCTATTGCGATGGGTTTTCCTGTAATAGTCATACAGCATCTCCTTACGCTTGCTTTGTTGCGTTATTTGCCAGCCATGCGCGGAATTCATCAGACACGGTTGCGCCAGCAGGGAATGTCAGGTGTGTCCATTTATTCGTCCACGAATCGGTATTAAAGGTGTAAACTGTAACAGTTTTAGCGAGACTTGTGGAATGAATTTCAAAATAAGAAACGCCATACTGTGTACGGAAAATAAACTGGTTGTTCTCACTCGCAGCGCCACCACCGTCGTTCGTGCTGCTGAAATTGACATTTTCAGTCAAAGGCATGGTTTCAGGCGCGTATAGCTTTTCATGCAGCACCCACGTTCCAGCCAGCTCCGGCAACGGTGCAGCTTCACGGAAGCAGACAACGCCAGATCCGCCCGCTCCCACATAGCCGATTGGTCTGTTTGCCACGGACAGGTTGTCGGTTCCCACTGCGCCGCCGCCACCTCCGCCGCCGGTATTAGCAACGCCGGACGCTGCTGGCTGGTAAGCGTCTTTGGTATCGCCAGCCCATGCGCCGGTGCCACCTCCGCCCGCGCCGCCGATAGAGACAACCGGTTGCACAGCCGCCATGTAGCGGCCACCGCCGCCGCCGCCTGCGTAGAGCTTGCCGGTTTCCTCTCCGAATTCCCTTGTGGTGGTTCCCTGTCCGCGCCCTCCGGCGGCGTCGCCCGCAGAACCGTTGCCGCCGTCAGTGCCGCCCTCTCCGCCGCTGGATTTATAGGCGACACCGCCGCCGCCGCCGCTTCCGCCATCGCCGCCGTTATACCCCTGATCTGGTGCGTACGCCTTGCCGCCCGGCGCGAATTCGCTTCCGAACCTTGTGGTGCCGCCATTCGCCCCCGAATTATTATATCTCGGGTCGTCCGCACCAACGCCGCCTTCACCGATAACTACAGCGATACTTTCATTGGCTGTAACGTCACGTTGTTTGACGGTCTTTGTGTAGCCGCCACCGCCGCCGCCGTCTCCTCGTTTGTAGGTCGCGCTTGCCCTTCGTGCACTACCTGACGCGCCGCCGCCGACCAGAAATAGGTCGATTGTGAGAGTTTCCAGAAATACAATCGTCCCGCTCGTAAGCAGCTCCACCACGCCGTCTTTCCTCACCACGTAGTCCCCTGTGTAGGTAAATTTTATCTTCGGCTTACCACCGGCACAAACAGGGGAACCACATATACTTGCCATATAAACCTCCGTTCCCGACCTCCGAAACGGAGGCCGTGTTTATTCTTTGTGTAGCCTTATGCACACGATGCCAGAGCCGCCAGCAGCACCGATACCTCGTTCTAACCCGATGTGAGAGGTATCTCCTGCGCCACCCCCGCTATTTGCAATTTACCGATAAAAATTATCGTTAAATTACCTTCTTCACGTCGTACACCGTCGCCTGAACGTGCAGGTCAGCGGTGGGCTTTTCGCCCACAGCGTAGGCGGTGAATGTCCCGTTGTTGTTGGCGATGTAGATGGCGTTGGTGCCGTCGTCCAGCATCTGCTGTATCGCCGTTGCGTCTGCCTGAATGTCCGCCTGACTGGTGGCCGTTCCGCCTGTGATGGTCACGCCCTGGGTGTAGGGGCTTGCGCTCCCTGCCCAGCTTGCCGCCGCCAGCGTCAGCGATAGCTTTTTGTCCGTTGCCTTGCCCGCCACGGCGTTGATGGCCTGAGAGGGCGTAGCCGTTGCCGGGTCAAGCCCAAGCGTTTCCGCCACCTCGTCCGTCAGCAGCGTGGACTTGTTCAGCGGTGTGCCCTCCGTGGTGGGGTTGTCTTGCCTGGTCATGTCGTACACGTTGTCCTGCCCGGAAACAGGCGTGAGCTTGACGCGGCCAGGATAAAGGGAAATTCTGTCCTGCATATCTGCTCCTTTCCAAAAAAAGATGGAGCCGACTACGTTCCCATAGTCGGCTCCTATTGCCCTTTCCCGTGCCCCGATTGGCCGGGAGTAACGTTTATTATTTGATTTCGTTGGAGTACAAGTCTCCAGAGTAAAACCACGACTTGCCTATGTTCTGCACGAGCTGGTCTACCAGTATGAGGATGCTTTCAATGTCGTTGGCCTTTCGATAGTCCAGCGGCATTGTCGGCGCCTTTGGGGTATTGGCCGGCACAGGCAGCGCACTGCGTATTTCTGCGATGTCCGCGAGGTATTGGTCAATGTCCGCCTGCGTGGGAATGTCCGTTTCCGCCCACCCTTGCTTTGCCGTTACCGTCACGCTGTAACCATTTGCTTCCAATTCCTCCGCCACATACAGCACAGCTCCCGCAACGCGGTTCAGGTCAGTGTAGTTGTACGACCCCTTGTTGTCGCTCAGGAGAAGCACGTCCGCCGGGGTGCCGCGCCCAGCCTCTATTCGACTGAGCGCGGCTATCACGCCATCCACGTCTGCTTGCGTTCTGTCCGTAATAAGGGACAGCATACCGTAGTTAAGGGTAAACTGGTAACTGGCGCTTGTGCCCGCCGCGTTGATAGCCGTCAAAGATACGGCGTACTTTTCATCCGAAGCACGGTCTACCGTGGCTTTCCACGCTTCGCCGTCCAGTGTCCACACGTAATCCTTCCCGTTGACCGAGCCGGACACGTAGACGATGGCGGCGGGGAGCGATACGCGAATATCTCTGCTCAAGCTATCACCTCTTATTCAATGGTAACACTAATGACCATCGTCTTACCGGTGTCGACCGGGTTAGGCGTAATGGTCGCCGCCGTGATCTTAGGCACAGAAGTGTCCAGCGTGACCGTACGGGTGACGGAGCTTTCCTTCCCTGCCGCGTCTTTTGCCTTGACGACGATGGTGTTGCGGCCATTTTTCAGCGTAACCACCTTGGAGAATGTACCGCCGGTGCCCACAGGGATTGCCCCCTGATCCGTTCCGTTCAGGGAGATGGTAATGACCACAGGAGAGGACGTTGCATCGTTGGTAGTACCGGCCACAGTGACAGAAGAAGCCGCCGTAATAAGGCCGTCCGCAGGAGATGTTACGTTCAGCGTCGGAGGAACAGTATCCACGGTGTAGGTCGTGGACTTTTCCGCAGCCGCGTTACCGTCGTGGTCTTTGCAGTTGATGGTCACGGTGTGGCTGCCGTCGCTCAGTGCCGCAGACGGCGTGTAGGTCACGCTGTAGCCATTGGTAATAGCCGTGTGCGTGATGTTCGCCGCCGCTACAGACGTGCCGTCCTGCTTGACTACCAAGGTGCTGATGTCCACGCCGGAGCCGCCGGTTTCATCCGTGATGTTGAATACTACCGGCTGTTTGCTGTTTGCCACATACGCGCCAGCCGTGGGGGACACGATGGTGATGACCGGTGCCACAGTCTCCTTTACCACCAGCTTCAGGCCGTCTACGGTGGACGCGTCTGCGCTGCCCTTTGTGCCAGCTTCGTTGGTTGCTTCGACGGATACGTTGTAGTAGCCGCCCGCCAGATTGTACGATGTCTTCCCCGGAGCGGTAATGGTCGCTTCCCATTTGCCGCTTGCGGAGTTCAGCGTCAGGTCGTATGTCTGGCCGTTGATCGTCGCTTTTACTGTCTTGATTGCCATTTATACCTCCCCGGCGTAAATATCGCCGCAAAAGAAATGATATGGTTGTGGTACACGCGGGTACGGAGTATGTGGACTTTCGCCCGCATATAGATCGCCGCTGTAGTAGTAGCTGGGGTACACGATGACGGCTTCCTCTATTACCGTTACCTGCAGCTTTACCTTGCCGTTGATGGTCGCCGGGTTCGGCAGCAGTACAGCCGCCGCTATCTTCGGCACCTGTGCTGTATATTCCGACATCGGTTACACCTCCCCGGAAAACAGGTCGTTGCTGTAATAGAAGTACGGGCTGATGATCCACGCGCCTGTGACTTCCGCGTTGTACACCACCGTGTTGGACAGCTTTATCTCCATCTTGTGAAGATTGCCTGTGGTCAGCAGGCCCCACGGCGTGTAAATGCTCACGCAGTCGCCCAGCTTCTCGCCACCGTATACCACGGTCGCCGTGTTCGTGTCACGCAGCGAATAATACTTGTACAGCCGATCCGCCACCGCCTGTCCAATCTCATCAGATACAAGAGTTGCCGCCGTGACTTCCTTTACGTTCTCCCGGTCGGATGCGGTCACGTTAGGGTTGATGGCACTGTACACCGTCCTGGTGTCTTTGTACTTAACCCCATTGATGGTCACGTTGCCGTCGCTGGCTTCTACATAGCTATGCGCCGTCACGTTCACCTTTGTGACCACCGCGCCGGTTGTAACGGAAGATCCGACGAACGTCCTCCCGCGTGGGATAAGAATAGGCTTTGTGGGCTGGTTGAACACCCGCAGTTTGTTCCCGCCGTCTGTTGCCAGGCAGACGCCCCATGCAAATATGACCTGCTGGATAGCGCTGCGGTTGGTGCCCTTAACGATAACGCCTCTCAGCGTTGTGTCTTCCACATCGCTTGCATACTCCACCTCAAAGGGCTTTGCAAGCGTTTCTAAGAGCGTTTTCGCACTCACCCCATCAAGGTATGCCCCTCCGCTGAACGGCGTGTATTCAAGCACTCCAAGCGCGTCCTGGCACTCTATCACATACACGGTTACGGACGTGCGTGACGAGTTGTTAATGTAGTATGTCCCCAGATGCCGGTTGTCGTTCCACACCTCCACCGGCTGTTTCAGCTGGAACAGATAGTCCACTTCTTTCAGGCTGTCCAGCGTCCAGTTCAGCGTGGACACCGGCAGTTCTACGGCGGCTTCGTTCGCCTGGTTTACGATGGCTGCGTTGCGTATTTCGTTCATCCCAAATTTACGCACCACGCCCAGCACGATCTCATTGACGCGCGCCCGCCGATGGGGGACTACGGTCTTTTTCAGAGTGACTTCCACCTTGTCAAAGCTTTCTACCCGGCAATCGCAGAAGTACACCGCGTTATCAGGCTGAAACGACTGCACCCGCCGCAGCACCGCACCCTGATACCACGAGATTTCTACCTCGCTGCAATACTCTCCTGTGTCCTCGTCAAAGGTGAGCTGGATGCCCATGCTGGAATACTGCTGTGTAAACGTCATGGTGATTTTAGGCGGGTTGGTAAACTCTCCGTTGTCCCCGGAAACCTCCGTAGACCAAAAGCCTACCTTGTCCTCCGCGTACACGCCATCAAAGGTGCCGTCCAGCACCCAGCGGCTCCGTTCCAGCGTAATAAGCTTACCCGGAGCCGCGCCGTGCGGAATTTGGGTGAGGTCTCCTGTGCCGCCGGTGGCGGTCACAGTCGCGTCATCCGCTGCGCCGGGGGCTATGTCCTTGTACAGAATAGTCGTTTTCGACATAGGCCACCTCTCAGGGGCGGAGCTGCGCGTCCATCGGGACAAAGTTCACCTCGATCTCGCCCCAATAGTTTACGCCTCCCTCGCCCTTCTCCAAGTCCTGCGACGCGCTGGTGTAATACGCTTCATACGCGATAGTGGTCTGACCGTCTGCCGCTTCCAGCATAACGGAGTCATCCACGCTGTGTTTGTATAGGTAGTCCCAAAAATCGTCCAGTCCCTTGTAGTTGTCACCGCGCCGGAACACCGTCAGTTTGTGGCCAAGGTATGTACCGATGATGTCACGCACCATGCGTCCCGTCATTACGCGCCCTGCGTTCTCGCCGTCCAGCACGTTAAAGTTTCGGTTGTACTTTGAAATGGCCACGTCAGCGTCAAAGGAAATGCCGTTCAGTTTGATGTAGTTCATCCCTGCACCTCCGACAAATTTACGCCGATGCGCGTACCCTCCGCCTTGTTCAGCCGGTACACGACCTTGCCCAGCACGTCCTTGTCCAGCACTAACACGGCTTCATTGCTGCCGCCGTAGCCGCTTTCCGCAAGCGCTTGTTTGAACGCCTGTACCATTGTAGCAAGGGGCGTTTCAATGTTCGCCCCGGACTTCTGATCGCCCAGCACTGCCATAAACTCCCGGTTCGGAGGAATAACCGCGCCCTGCGCCAGCCGAGGGATTTTTAGCTCGTTCACATGGGAAATATTTATGCCAAAGGATTTACCGCCGATACCCGGTATCCAATCCGGGATATCAAAGTGTATCTTGTTCAACTGGTCAATAAGCCAGTTGATACCCTTGATGATGAGGTTTACAGCCGCCTCCAAAACGCCTACGATGGTATTCCAGATACCACGGAAAATTTCTTTGATACCTTCCCAGGCTTTTTTCCAGTCCAGTGTAAATACGCCGGTCAGAAAATCAATAAAGCCACCAAAGATTTGTTTGACGCCATCGATAACATCGCTGACATAGGTTTTCGCCAGTTCAATGATTTCGTGGAAACGTCCGTTTGTTTTTCCGTCCAGCCAGTCCAGCAGACTTGTTAGCCCCAGTTTGAACCAGTCAAAAATGCCAAACACAAAGGTTTTCACGCCGGTAAGCATTTGTATAACCGACTGTTTCATTTTTTCCAAGTCGCCTGTCAGTATGCCGGAAATAAGCCCCAGTGCGCCCTGCACAATGTCCTTGATACCAGTCAACATATCTCCTACCGGAGTACCGGCAAGGCCGCACTTTTCTATTATGGTGTCTATGATCGCTCCAAAGATATACCCCACAAAGTCCAGCAAATCGGCCAGCAAAATACGGGCGTGGTTTACAAAGTTGATGATGTTGTCCAGCGCCGCGCCCCAATCGCCGGAGAATACGTTGCCGATAAACCCGGCGACATCCTTAAACAGGTTTACAATGTCCTGCCCGATCTTCTTGAGCTTGTCCGCAATTTTATCAAGAAATGCGAAATTTGCCGCCGTGCTGAAATCCGGTAGAATAATGCCGGATCCGCCGCCACCTTCTCCGCTTAACTTGTTGATCTCATCAAACGACGCGAGCTGTTTACTGGCAGACTTTGCCGCGCCGCCAACTCCTTTATATGCGTTCTTCTGGTCATTCAGGGATTTTGCCGCATTGGCGCTTTCTTTTGCCGTTGTTCCAAATAGTGCGGATACAATATTTGCGATAAACGAAACCACCGTAGCCAGTACCTTAACCAGCGCAGTAAACGCCGGGATAATGATCTGCACAAGCGGCTGTGCCAGCGTCAGCAGCGCACCCTTGAGCTGCGCAATAGCGTCCCGTGCTTCGCCGTTTACGGCTACAACGTCCGCCAGCCAATCCCGGAGTGCCGCCAACGCACGGGCAATGATGGTAAAGACCAGCGCCCGCTTTGCCAGCATTTTTACGCGCTTTGTGAATGCCTCCATGCCCTGGGATGCTTTGTCTAACCCTTCTTGTATCTTTCCTGCGTTCTTGCCGGTATTGCCAAGCTGCTTACCTAACTCACCGGCCTTTGCTTTCATTCGGTCAAGATCCGCTTCGCCCTCGCGGATAGCGGCGTTTTGCTTGTCCAGTTTGTCATTCATGGCGTTCCATTCTTTTTCCATAGACGCTACAGCGGCCTCCTGCTGCTTGATAGCGTCGCTGGTAAAGAATTCGCCGCCGCCCTTCATCTGCGCCAGCTTGGCCTTTGCTTCGTCAAGCTGTGCGCCCAGGTTGTTGGCTTGGTTAAACAAAGTATCTCGCGCGGATTTCTTGTTGGTGAGCTTTTCCTGCAGCGCTTCTATTTTCTTTTCCAGCGCATTGAGTTCTTTCTGCGCCTGCTTATCGTCAATGTCGGCCTTGATAATGACGGAACCGTCTGCATTTGCCATATAATCACCTACTTGCTTTTATGGTATTTGTGTGGTATTATAAACAAACCACAAAAAATTTCTTGGAGGGTGGAAGAAAATGGATAAAATGACTAAGTGCAAGACCTGTGGCGCAGATATTGCAAAATCCGCGAAAGTCTGTCCCGCTTGTGGAGCCAAACAGAAAAAACCGCTCGTGCTGATCGTTATAGCTGTGTTTATTGCTATCGGCATTATTGGCACTGCGCTTGGCGGGAATTCTCCAGAAAAGGTGGGGGATACAGACGCAAAAGGCGGAAACGGATCAACTGCTCCGCAGAAAACGGAATATGCAGTTGGTGACGTTGTCTCCCTTAAAGACATTGAAGTCACTTTTGTGTCCTGCACCCAATCAAGCGGAGAAGGTTTTTACACACCAGACAGCGGCAACGTGTTTCTATTTTGCGAATTTTCCATTGAAAACAAATCCAGCAAAGATATTTCCATAAGCTCTATAATGTCTTTTGAAGCGTATGTCGATGACTACTCCACAAACATGAGCATGACCGGAACGTTGGCCGCAGACAAAGGCCAGCTGGACGGCACCGTTGCATCAGGGAAAAAGATGTCCGGCGTAATAGGTTACGAAGTTCCCGCCGATTGGAAAACACTCGAAATCAGGTTTACACCTGATTTTTGGTCTGGCAACGACATTACATTTATTGCAAATCACTGACATTCGCGCAGCCGCCCTCCGGGGCGGCTTTTTTACGTCCAGCCCTTAATGACTTCTTCCTCAGCCTCCGAGTACCGGCGCTTAATGTCGATAGCGTCTCGGTTTCTGCGGTAAAACTCCTTGTCGGCCTTGTCTTTCAGCTTGCCTTTTGCTTTCAGATCGCGTATACGCACGATCTGCGCGAAGTAGCAATCCCCGATTTCTCCGTAGTACGAAAGAAACGTCCACCAGTGCAGATACGGCAGAGCCCGCACCTCTTGCCCCGCTATGCGGTTGATTGGGGCGATGAGCAATCGAAAGTCCTGTTCCCAGTCCATCAACTTGGTTGATTTTTTTTGCGTTTCCTCATTTCCGCCGTTGATAAACCAAAAGCACTGTTTTATCGCTTCTTCCACGTGCTCCTCAGGCATAGTGAAAAAACCGGGGTAAAACATTCCCAACACGCCGATGCACTTTTCTTCGCTCGTTAGTTCAACAGCAGACAGCACAGAGAATATGTCCAGTATCACGCGAAAGTCCGTTTCTATTGGGTATTCCGTTCCACACACCTCAAGGCTCGTCGGAAGGTCGTACATCATCTGTGGTACTTGGCCGTATACTTTGCAAGCTTATCACTGTGAAAAGCCTTTTCACGCTTAATCCCCTCGTCCAGCTCGTCCATGATGGCAACCATCAGGTTCATCCACAGCGGCGCACCGTCTGCGATGGCATACACGCTAACATTGCCAAACAGTGCATCACACACCGGTTGCTCAAACACCCCGTCAATAGTCTCGCGCATTTCGGCGTCCATATTTCGGAGCCAGTCAAACATTTCGCGGGCGCTCATTTTTTCTACGTTATTGTCCCGCGCATCCTGCTTCTTTTTCAGCGCGTCAAACGCTGTGTAAAGCTTGTCTGCAAACGCCGGATCGCTGGGATTAAAATACACCGTGCATTTGTCATTCAGGTGGTATTCCTGTATGCCGGTGGTGATTGTCAATTCCTTCATGTGTTCCCTCCAAAACAGGGGCGGTTGCCCGCCCCTTTATTTAGGCCGCAGTAAACTCAATAGCGCCGCTGCTGCCCTTCTTCACGGTACCCACAGTGCGGGTGCCGCCATAGGTGATCTCGCTGGTGATATTCAGGGTGCCGCCGCCCTCGCCGCCGATGCCGGTGATGGCAATAGCGCAAGCGTCGTAGCGCTCCGCAAACATCGCCTCGCCGCTGGTGGCGTAGAAGTGACCGATCATCATGTCCTGATTTGCCAGCGCCTGGGCGTCCTGGTCTTTGACGGCCAGGTTCCACATCTTTACCGCCGCAGCATCGCCCGCATCCAAGGGGATGGGATCAAAAGTCTGCGTGATGGTGGGCTTTTTCATGGTCGTAAAGGTGTGACCCAGAATGTCCTGCTTGGTGTCGGTGCTCCAGTCCATTTCCTCGCTGCTGTCCTCAACGCGCTTACCGATAGCGCTCCACGCAGGCGCGGATGCGGTGCCGGTATTCAGGTACGCAATGAGCAGTTCGCGGTCAATGGTCTGGCCTACCGTGGTGTTGAATTCCAAATCTGCCATTATACATTCACCTCGTAATTCAGTTTCATAAGGATTTGGTGATCTTCGTCCCCGTTTTCATACATGGCAAACAGGGAAGATCGCGTGGTTGGCTCCATGCTGATAACGCGCTTGTCATCGCCGATGTCTGGTTTCTGGCCGTTTGCCCAGTCCCCGATAGCGTTCAACAGCTCGTCAGCCTTAAGCCGTTTGTCGTTGCTGTTCCCCGGCTTCACGCGGTAAATGATCTTGAACTGATACTCCGCCACATAACCGCCGGCGATGTACTTCCGCACGATATACGCCGCTTGGATGGTCGACATCGCCATAGCGGAAGTATCGGCGGGAAGAAACTCAAAGCGGATAAGGTCGACTGGCAGCTCCGGGTATGTGTTCAGCCACACAAGCAGCTTGCGCGATACCTGATCTTCTTCCGCCGCCGATACGGCCTTTTTAATCTTTTCCAAATTTCTTCACCGCCTTATCTGCCACCCGCACCCACTTCTCCATGTTCTGCGCTTTGGAAGCATCAAACCAATGTGCCTGTGCCTGCGGATGCATTGTTGTGTTAAATACAAGATTCCGGTCTGTGGCTACCTTGTGCCCGCCTTTGGGCGCGTATGTGCTGCCGGTCTGTGGGTCAACCATGACCTTTCCGTAGTACAGAAACCGCGCATACGGGCCCGGGTAAATGACTTCGTTACCAATTACCCGCGTCCGCTGCGTTAGAGAGCCTGTAAGCGCAGGCACAAACGGGGTGGTGTCTTTCATTATCTGCTGGGCCAAAATGTGTTCAGCGCGGCTACAAGCTCTTGCAATGGATTCTTTTACTGCATCCATGCCGGAGGTATCGATGGTAAATTTCAGCGCCATCTCATACGCCTCCGCATTCCCAATGCTGCATATCTTTGCTGCCAAAATCTTTCTCGTCCACTTTGGTCACGTTGTAGCAGCCGTCCTGTGCCATAGCCACATCCTCTTTGTCGGTGACAAACTCGCCTTTCACAAAGAAAGTCAGCCCGCCGTTACCGTTGACCGACAGCGTCCACAACCCGGACTTGTCCGCCGCCGCAAGAAACGCCTGCGGGGGCGCGTAAGTTTTGGCCTTGCCTGTCGTCCCGTCCACCGCTTCCACGGAAAACGGAATGTACAGGTTTACCGCGTCCGCGCTCTCAAGTCCGCTTTCACGCACGTTGACCGCCTTGCTGGCTTGCAGCATAACACCGCGCAGGATGGTCACATACAGTTTTGTGATTTCCTCAAAAGTCGCCTGATCAGTCTCCTGCACGGCGTTGTAGACCGTTATAGTGTGGGGCGCGTACAACCACAGCACCCCCCTCCCCGATACAGCAGACCGGTATGCGCCAGATACTCATTACAGGTCGCCGCCAGCAGTTTCTTCGCACCGTCCGTGGCACTCAGCGCAGACACGGCGCTTTCGCCGCCGCTGGCCAGCGTCCGGGAGTACCCGCCTACCGTTTCGCTTTTCACGTCATCACCGGTCGCCGCGTTTGTCAGTTTGGTTGCGGCAAGCTGCTGCGCGGCTTCAATCAGCTGATACTTGTCCACAAGTGCACAGCAGCACATTTTTACAGCGTCCATATCAGCGTTATCTTTTGCCCGGTTTTGCGTGTAGTAATCGAGGAAGGAGCTGGCCCGGACAGCCAGACGCGGAAAATCTCCCTCGCTCACGGTTCCTAAATAGGTCCCGAAGTAATAGTCGTAATCAGCGTATGTCATGTGAGCCAGCTCCTTTCAAATCAGCTACCGGTCTTGGGGGACAGGATGATGTTGTCCAGCACAGCGGCCTTGAGGGTGTTCTTCAGCACTACGCCAGCCACCAGCTCGACCTCGCCTGTCTTTACGGCACCGGGGGCGTTCATGTCGGGCATATAGCTGGAAATGACGCTGGTGCCGGTGGGGGAAATGCCGTGGAAGCCGTCCAGACCGATACTCACCGCGTAGATGCTGGTGGTGCCGTCGGCGGAAGCGGTAGCGGCAGAAGTGCCGATAACGTCCACAGAGGAAGTGCCGTTGTAGTACTTGCCCATGTCCATCAGGGGGATACCGGCAAAGGTCTCCACCACCTGGCCAAAGTCGTTCTTTGTACGCTCGTAGTAACCGGCACGGCGGGCACAGGAACGCACCTTCATCAGCATATCGCTGTTCATCATCAGCATGGTGGTGTCACCGTCGATGGTGTGCACCAGCTGATCCAGCTGGTCAATGAACGCGTTGGCGTTGCTATCCAGCAGGGCAGAGGTGGACAGGTTGATACCGGAAGACAGCTCCGTAGAAGTGCCGGACAGCAGCTTCTTTAGGCCATCAAAGGTGCCGGTCACATAACCAGCGCCGGTAGCGGCGGAGGTGCCGTTGATGACCAGGTTATGGAAGTAGTTGCTGGTCGCCTTGATCTTCTGCTGCGCCTGGAACGCCAGCTCGTCAACAGCACCGGAGGTATTCTGCAGCACACGGTCAACGGAGAAGGAACCGCCCATGATGATGGCCTTTGCGGTCTTCTCAACGCGCTTGGCTTCGTTGGCGGTGTACTCGCTGTTAATCGCACGAACAGCGGCGGTGGAGGGGGTGTTCAGCTGAATGTAGCCATAAGTCAGGGTGGAACCACCAGTGCCCGGAGAGATGGCGTTATCAAACACCAGTCTGTCCAGCAGCAGAGAACTGCGGCGAAATTCGTCGACGATCATCTGGTCGACCTTGTCGGCCATGCCGACTTTAGCTTCAGCAAGAGTAATAGCCATGTGTCATTGTCTCCTTTACTTGTCGTATTTTTCGTGGAGCGCACCCAGCAAAGACGTAGGCTTTGTTTCACGAGTGCCGCCCTCAAGCGAACCCTGCGTGTCAACACGAGCGCCAGCCTTTACAAATGCGCTGGGATCCTCGGACTTTGCCTTTTCTAGGTACTTGTCGAACCCGTCCAAAGCGCCGTCCTTCATTTCGAGCTTGCTGTCTCCGATACCCGCGCGGAAAGCCTTTTCCGCAGACTTGGAGGAAAACTTCACGCCGCTGTCGGCAATTGCCTTGTCAATGGCGGTCTGATAATCCCGCTGTGCAAGCTGTGCTTTGTACGCTTCGGTTTCCTTGTCGTACTTGCCCTGCAGCTCGTTCAGCTTTTCCTGGATTTTGGCAGCGTCACCGCTGGTCTTTTTCAGCTCCGCGATGTCCTTATCCCGGTCTGCGACCTGCTGTTCCAGCGCGTCCTTGTCCGCCTTTGCGTCCTCTGCGGCTTTCTTGTGCTTCTCGATGTCCTTGCCGTTCATAGCAAAAACCTTGTCCGCCTGCTCTTCCGTCAGGCCGATGTTCAACAGCTCTTCTTTCTTCATGTTCAACTCCTTACGGGATAGGCTTTTTAGGTCGTTGCCATGACCGCCCCGCCTGCACTTTTAGGCTTGCAGATAGCCAATTTTTGTATAAACCCCGCATACGCGGTTTTTACTGAAATTGAAAGAGCCAACCTGTAAGAAATTCTTACAAGTTGGCTCCTATTGCCCTTCCCGGTGCCCGATTACACCGGGGATTGATATTTGATTTTTTTCTGGACTTCCAACACGATAACGCCGTCGCCTTTTCGTCGCACCTCGGCGTTGTTGCCGCGCTTCAAGATGGCTTCGATAGCCTGTACCATTTCATCACGGTTCATTGACTACCTCAATTTCTTTTGGGGCAACAACCGTAAGCTCAACTTTTGCGCCATCATCGTACAGAATTACAACCCGATACTTGATCACGCGTGCAATCTCGCGGTTGTAATCACGCATCACTCGCACTTCTCCGTCAAGTTCAAGCACAATTCCTTCGTAACCTCTTACTTTAATTCTCATACAGCACCTTCATCCTTTCCCGCTGCTCCGGCAGCCCCGCCGCCTTGCTGAACGCTTTGTATTTGGCGTTCAGGCGGCGCAGTTTGATATTCACGGCCTGTTCTTCGTCTTTCAGCCCTGCAGCGCTGTACGCTGCTTTCTCGCGCTTGAGCTTTCGTATAGTGCGCTCCACCTTTCGCTGCTCCTGCGTGGCTTCGTATGCCGTATAGGTCTTGCCATCAAACGTACAGCCCAGCCCGTCGTCGATATGTTCAAGCTGCTCGTCGGTGTAGGTGCGCTCAGATACACCCTCCACCCAGGGAAAGCGCCTGTGTCGACAGTTACTTCCTTCCAGCCCATCTACAGCGCCAAGCCCGCACACCTCATAGATGTTCGGGTAGATGTCTCCGCTGCGGGTAGAATACACTTTACCCTGCCACTCCTTGTGCGATGACCACGGCGACCGCCCCGGCACATCACGCGCCCCCGCATGGGCGGACACCTCGTGGTAAGGCGTTTCCAGGTATTCCGCCGCCTGCTCCGTGTACTTACCGCACAACTGCGATACACCTGTCATCACGGCACGGCGTGCAGCTACGTCTACATGGTCACGGTGTCCACTCTCATAGTCCACCACCCGCAGGCCGCCGCTTGCAAGCTCTCTAACGGCTTCTTTGATGGCTTGCCCATAAGAGATAGCCCCGCTTTCTACTTTCAACGTAGCCGCGTCTAAAGCCCACTGGTAAGCCTTTGCCGGAGGTAGCATCGTCCGCCCTGCGTCTACCAAAAAGCCCATCGAAGCGGTGATGTTTCGGAACACGTCCTGCGTCTGCCGTTTGATGGCGTCAATAGTGGTTGCATCCACCAGCACGTCAGGCTGTGTGACATGGGCAAGGTCTATGACCTCGGTGTAATACTTTTGATTGCGCTCCACCACATCGCCTATTAGCTCGCCCAGCTTTTTATCGCTAATGCCGGTGGCCTGGCGTATGGCTTTCTCAATCTCTTTCAGATCGATGCCGTGTGCCCGCAGCGCCTTGATATCCTGCACCGTGACCTCGTTCAGCTCATCTCGCAGTTTCAGACGAGAGCATATCTCCGTCAGCAGCGTGTCCTCAAGTCCACGGTACAGCTCTGCCAGTTCTTCGGGCATGGCATCCAGCAGTTCAGGCGTGAATGGATACTTGCTCATCTTACATAGCCCAAAACCACCCAATCGGGGTTTTCATCTGTGCCAATGTTCACCCAAAAAGTTCCGGGGTTTTCTCCATAGCCCATTACTCTACCTCCCCTTGTCCTTCGGTTGTCATGTCCTGCATCTTTGGCAGCGCCGCCTTTGCGGTCGCCTCGTCCTCGTTCATCCACTTCATGCGGAACTCCCAATCGTTCATAATGCCCGCACTAAGGAGCTGCATATCGCGGGCAAAGTCGGTCTGCTTGTCCTCAATGATGCTGTCATCAAAGTCGATGGAGATTTCAACGTCCTCATTTAGCCCAGCATTCATGGCCGTGTTGCCCAGCCGAAGCAGGATGCGGCACAGCTCCACCAATGCTTGTTCCAGCACGATCTCCATCTTTTTGATGGTGCGGAACATGGTGGAGTTTTCGCTGATGACCTGTGTGGCAGTTGCTACGCTGCCACCGTCAAAGCGGTAATAGGTCTCACCGAAGCCGCACTTGCTGGACAGAATGTTAAGCTGATCCTGAATGCCGGTGTTGTGCTCCGCCGTCCGCAACGTCATGTCAATAGGCGTTACAACTGCGCCGTCTTCTGTATCCTCCGGCATGACGTAAAACACTACATCGTCAGGGTCAAAAGCGGGGGCGCCGTCAAGATACTGCGCCGCAGACGGCTTGACCATGATGCGCTTCTTGCCCAGCTTGAATTCGTTGACGTAGCTGTCAAAGGCAATATCCACGCCCTGCAATACGTCAATAGCATTGGCGTAGACCGCAATACCGGTCGGCAGCAGATAGTTGACGTTGTTGGCGATGTTAGGCCGGTCAATGACAAACTGCCGCTTGTCGCTACCCGTGTGCACCACAGGCGGAATGTTCTCAAACCCCTTGACATTAACAAGCTGTTCGTCCGCCAGCTGCTCATTGTCGTACCGATAGATGCGGTTCTCAATGACATAGTTGCCATTGTCCTCCCGGCGATGTATCTGCAAGTACAGATAATCTTTCCCGCCCCGCGTGACTTCGGAAGAAAAAGATCGGAAGAGCACACGTC